TGAGCCGCAGACCCAGTTCCTGACAATGAAGTAATTGAATAATTTGTTCCTGTATCTGAATTGAAACGAATCCAAGCATCAAAAGCAGTTGAACTCGCTCCACCTTGAACAATCAAAACTAGGTCTGTATAACTTCCACTGATTGAGCTGAAAGTATAAGAAGCCTGTGCGCTTCCCAAAGTAGTAGTCGCTATTGGCGTATAAGTTGAAGCCATTGTTTGTTACCCCTTAATTCCGTAGAGCGCGACTTGAGTATTTTGTGTCCAAAGAGTTCCGTTTCCCGGAGTTAGCGAAATACTTGTAATTGCGTTTGCACTGTTATACCAAGCACCGCTCTGAAAATCGATTGCTCCCTGTGTGTTGCCTGTGTTTAATTCCATACCAGAAAGAGATCTAACAGTTTTATTTTTATTGACTGAAGTGTAGTCCAAAATGTCAGTAATACTTACTGCCATTGCGCTTGAGACTCCATCTGCTAGATTAACTGCAAAACGAAGAATGTTGATCCAACTGCTTGAAGCCGTAGCTCCAGCTGCGACCGAGGCTCCATCTCCTTGAATGTAATGTAGAGAATAGTTGGTAGCGGTATCAGAATTGAATCTTAGTTTCGCGTAATCTCCACCAGTAGAAATAGCGTAATTAGAGCGACCTATGGCACGAATTTGTAAATGTTTGTATGTGCTAGGAATAGAAGTAAAATCAATAGAAGATTGACCTCCAATGCCTACTGTGACAGTAGCAATAGACTCATAAGCGTTGGTCGATGCTGCGACACCTGTGCTAAATAGTCCTGCTGTAATGCAACCAATCATTAGGCAATGCCACCTACGACGTACCATGTGTCAGTTGCAGTCTTAATGCAGACGGCTGTCTTATATTGAGCCAAAGTAGGAGAAGCTGCTACCGCACCAGCCGATAGGACTGTCGTGGTGCCAGAGGTAGTAGCTGAGATTGTGCAAGTTCCTGCGCCCTTGTTGAGGATTGTAATGGCTGTGCCTACTGGGAACGCTACTGAGGCGTTGGTAGGAATCTTAAAGGCAATCGCTGTAGCCTTGTTCATAGGCTGAAGGACTTGGTAAGCGTCTGCTAAGACGGTTGTGTAGTCGGTTGTGGCGTCAGCGTTGATCGTAAAGGTTACGAGCGAGTTAACTGTCGCGGCGGTAAGAATATCGCCTGTCGCTGCTGGTAGTCCTGATGTCATTATATCTCCTAGTAACCTAACGTATTAGTGCCGATTATACCGTAATACGCACTATTCAATACGAATCCATCGGCGATGGGTTCGAGTGTTGTAATGGTGCACATCATCTTGCTTGGGCTGATATCCCACTTAACGCCCTGATATTGCAGGTTCTTTACAATAGTCGAGCCGTCTGGCTGGATATTGGTTATGAGCAAGTTATCAAAGAAGTCCAGCCCAATCATTGTGTCGGTTGGTACTGCTGTATCAAGCAAGTCCACAACCATCTCGTCAATGCGGATATCGGTTGCCTGTCGGGTGGCGACATATTCCAGAGCAATGTTATTGACGATAGTATCTGTTTCAGCTACAAGGTCGGTCTGGGTAATGCTGTGTGGGAAGTATTTATCTATCGAGCTTTGGTTTGAGGCTACCTGTGTTGATCCACCGACTCGAGCGAAGTTGGCTTGGTTGATGATGAGTTTGTCATCGAAAGAGAACTTGAGGTTACGGTAAGGAATCCCGCCAGTTTGATTGAAAGCTACTGGAGTCTTGGATAGCGAGTTCATGACGTCTGTACGGTTCTTGAATATGGCTGTGCCAGCGCCGTTCATGTAGAACGCGCCTGTCTCTGAGAAGGCTGCGTTAAGGAGTGCTGCGAGGCTTGTACGGCTTGTGCTGGGGTCTGCAATGCAAGTGTTAAGCCCTGTAGAGGTTGTACGCATTGAAGAAGGGAACGAAACTTGGTTAAGGATAGAATTCCATCGAGCAGAGGTGGTCTGCCCTGCTGTGCCGCCTGAGACGGTAGTGATGTTAGCCATCTGGAATAAACGGAATCCATCTGAGCATGAGATGTCCACGTAGCCTGTGTCCTGATTTACTGGATAGGTGTACTTGTAGTCTGTGATGTAGCCAGAGAATAGATACTTCTGAGTAGTCGCCGTGGTAGCCGATACTCGAATCTTACGAAGCGGAGCAAGATATCCGTAATACGGAGAAGCTGTGTTCTGTGGGTTAAAGTATGAAAGCGGGTCTAAGACTCGGACAATACATGTACCAGCCTCGTACTGATCGCGTTGGATATTGCGACCTCGAGTAATCGAAATCTGATAGACGTTAGGAGTAAGGTCAATGATTGGCTCTGGAAGCGCAGAAGTTCCGAGGGTGTTAGTATCAAGAATTCCGTACTTGCTATCGCCAATGATAAAGCCGTTGTAACCAAAGGTCGCCCCAGCTGAGTAATCAAAGGAAACGGCTATTTGTGCTGGTAGCGCCATTAGCCGAACATTCCAGCGATGCGACCAATCTGGCTAGGAGCGCCCGAAAGACTGTTGGACTGCAATCCTGCTTGAATTGCGTCGATGAGTTCTTGCTCGGTCACTACGCTGCCTTGGACATATACCTGCACGTTAGAGCCAGTTACGGATTGGGTTGAAACGAAGCCTGAGGTTGATTGCATGCCGTATGAACCGTTGCCTAATGTTGTTGAGGCTTGGCTGGCTACTGTCATTGGAGTTCCTGCGCCATACCCTGCCACAACACCAAGGGCGGCTAATTTGGGATCCATTCCTGCGCCGATATATGTGCTTGGCTTGGATAAATCTGGGAACTGCAAGGCATTTAACTTGGCTTGGAAATCCTTGATCCATTGGTCAAGATAACCAAAAGGATTCTTAGCGTCTGGTGTCTGTAAGAAATACTTGTATAGATTGCCAGTAGCGTCCTGCGCCATAAGAATCTGCTTGGTTAACTTGTCAGCTTCATCGAGGTTGCCATTAAGCAAGGCTAGCTGAAGTTCAGCGCGCTTGCGGTCATCGTCAGACAGTTGACCTTTAAGGGCTGCTATTAACTGAATCTGTTGCATGTCAAACACGCCAGAGTCTTTCTTCAAAGCGTTTTGCTTCTTAAGTTCTGCTGTGTTCTTGGCAGTAGTCTTGGCTAGTTCCTTGGCGCGGGCAGCTGCATCTCTAGCGGCTTTAGCCTTGATTGCTTCGTCTTTCTTGTAACCCATTACGCCATTGTTTAATGGATCATAACCAGTAGAGCCTGCCATGGCTTTCTTGAATTCTGCCGCTGCTCGCTCGGCGTCAATCTTGGCGAAACCTTTTGTCACATAATTGCTGAAAGGATTGAGGCTTTCTAGGATTGCTCTATCAGATGTGTATAGCGATAACTTCTTAAAAGCGTATGTAAAATCCATGATGAAGTTAGCAATGGCTTTAGACCAGCCGCTAATCTTGTTGGCTAAGTCTGTTGCATCTATAGCGCCAGTAAAAGCCATGAGGGAGTCAATAAGAGCGCCACCGATGACTTCTTGAGCCTCATTAGCGGAGTTAGATAAAAGCTGTATCTTGCCTGCATAAGTCTCTAGATAGGCAGCATTAGAGCCTTTGTAAGTGTCAGCCAGTTTGTTCTGAATATCTAAGAACTTGGCAGATTTAAGTTCTGCCGCTGTGAGACCAAGGTTGTACTTCTTAAGTCCCTTGGTAATGCCAATGTAACCGTTAGCCAAGTCTTGTGCCACGGTGTTTAACTCAACTCCGCTGCCTGCTGAGATATCTATTGCTTGGCTAAGAAGCTCTTGGCTCTTTGTAACGTCGCCAGTAGTTGTAAGTAATGCTTGGAAGGCTGGGCGCAACTTGCTATCAGATACTCCAGAAGCCAGAGTTAGCTTGTCAATGTAACTGGCAATGGCTGGGTTCTCAAAAGCCAGTCCTAAGTTCTTTACTACGTTAGCAAGTTTCGCTGCTTGCTTCTGATCTTCGACGAAAGCCTTGACCGAATCTTTGCCAAACTTAAGAACGGCAGCACCAAGTACTGCGGGTCCGATATATCTAGCAAGGTTCTTAACGGACTTGCTAAGTGTATCTGTTGCTTTGTTAGCGTCTTTGAAGGCTTTTTTACCTGTGAACTCGGACGCAATCTGTACTACTAATGTCATCGAGTTCTCCCATTAAACTTTTCTTCAGCTTTGAAGATTGCTTTAAGTACGCCCGCTTTAGCTTTGCCTTCATCTTCTTTAACTGCCCTAAACATGGCGCGACCAGTTTGCTTTCGACTGTGGTGTCCTGCCCGCTTTTCATAATCGGCGTTCACCAATTCTCCCGTATTCGAGAGTTCTGAAATAAACTTTTGACCCGCTTCTGGGTTTATAGAACCACCTTGCTGTCCTGAAGTTTTACGTCCAGCAGTTTCGTAGATTGCACCAGCCGCATTTTTATTTTCAATAGACACAAGTGCTCGCCAACCGCTTCGATTGGTTTTTGAAGGACTGGTTTTATATCCAATGCCTCTGCGGGCTTCTGACTGATCGTAATAACGAGTCGCCCATCTTCCGCCAGCATTTTCTCTTTTAAGCCAGCCTGAAGGCATATCTATATTAGAAGGCATATAACCACGAGCCTTGGAAACTATAGC